GGGTGTAGACCGTGCTGAATACATGGCGTGTTTGATACTTCCCGCCAAACGAGATCAGATCGGCGGTCCAGTTGCCAGGCTCACTGCATACAATCGTATTGCCGGATGACGTTTTCCCAATCTCTAGTGCTTTCTTCCTGCTGTTGTCAAAGCGAATAACGGCAACTGTTTCGGTGGCCGCTGCATAGGGCAGGGTAAACGTAGTTCTGTTTGCCCCTGCATCATAAGAGGCTACAATGCTGTTGGTTGTAATCAAGTCTGAATTGCACTCGGGATAATCAATTCTGCGGTCGAGGCAATACTCAGGCTCAGTTGCGCTTCGCAGTTCAGGCGCAGCCATGTCGAGCAGATACGTTCCATCGCTGTAGGCAACAATAAGCCACAGGCGATTGTCGAAGAATCTTACCCATTGCACGTTGCCCGCAAACTGCCACGTCACCCATGCTGACTGCCGCTTGTCCAAGGCGCCTTGGCTTGAGTTCCAAAGGTATTTGTAAATGTAGAGCTTAGTCCTATCGGAAGGAGTAATGATAGCTGCAAACTCAAGCCCTTCGCTAACGTCCCAAACGTCTGCAAGTCCAGGGATCAGGCGCGGCACTTCGCCGGTAACAGACAAACTCCCCCCAAGGTTGAGGCCGATCCTGCGGTTGTCAGTGTTAATAAACTGGTATTCACGAAAGCCGGTAAAGCCGGATTCGCTTGTTGAGAACATGACGTTAGGCCCAGCAAGTCGAGGGGGCACTAAGGCGTTCATGTCGATTGCGCTGAGCCTTATGCACTCCGTTGTCCTAGGTGTCATCACTTGGGAATCAGCCGAACGCACCTGGAATTGCGCCGATTCTGAGAAAGCGAGGATGGACTGTTCCGCTGCAATGATCCAATTAAGGGAAGGTGTGGAGGAAGTTTCAGCCGGGGTGAACACGTCGATAGGATCGGAGTCAAGGACCGTTACGCTTGTATCTTGAAAGAAGTTAAAAATGTTGTCTGACTCTGACTGAACAACGCTGTTTGCGGCGGCCACTACATAGCGGCCACGGTAGATCATGTGATCCTTAATCGCAGAGCCCTTGAAGGATGGGGTGGGAACAGTGGCTGCATCCCCGGCAGTCCGCTCCCCCCACGATGGAAATGTGTAGGTGTAGGTATTGGGGCCAACAGTGATGGCTCGCGTAACGCCATCGGCAGGGCCAATGAACAAAACTCCAAGCGCAGCCCTGTAAATAACAAGCGGTAGCGTGTCAGGGTTAAACTTGTACTTAATCAGAGGGGCGGTGGTTTCCTGCCAAAACCCATCGCCATACGTCGCGCTTTGATCTGTAGTTACAAACTTAACCCAATAGTCATCGAGATCGCTGCTCGGGTCTGATGCAATCTTGATAGTAAACCCATTGCGGGAGACGGCGGGCAATGAAGAAAAAGAAGTGATCTGATCCTTAAGAACTCTGGCAAGTGCATTAGAGCGGGTATCATCAATCGAGACGGTAAACGCCCCGGAATTGGATCTTGCTAAGTACACAAGCGCACCGTAAGCTGTTGCCGTAAATCCCGCGATAGCATTGACCCTACTTGCAAGCTCGGTTGCGACAGTCGCAGTGGATAGGGTGTTAATGGTATCAGTGGCTTTTGGTGTCCTGTATTCAGTGAGGGCAACCCCATTGATCGTGAGCTTATAGCCAACGTCATAGGCGACCGACTGCACGAATACTAGGGCTTCATTGGCGATGGCAGGAGTGAGGTCGTTGGTCAGCGCAGTTGGGATGCTGCGATTAAGCAGCAAGGCCACGGCGCCACTGTTAATCAGTCGGTAGCCAGTCGCAAGAGCAGACGCTTTGTATAGGTAACTGGCGGGGGCGCCGGTGACAATTCCGCCAGAAACAGTCATCCCTGCGCCATGCACATCGACGGCACAAGGAACCCCATCAAGGGATGTTTCCAGGGCCACATTCGATCCACTGGGGACAATGGTGAACAGATACCGCTCGCCGGTCTGAGGCTGGACAGAATCTGCCCATAGGTCGGTGAGCTGCGAGGTGGAGATCCTGCGCCTGAGGCGGGTAGGGCGGCGCCTGGTTAGCCCCTCCACGGGGGATGGCCAGGTGTTGAGGGAATCTTCGGCCTTGCCCGGTGGGCGGCTACTGGCGGGCTGCTGACTGATCCCCTGTGCCAGGGAGTCGAGGCGGCCTTTCACCATGGACGCGCCAACACGCCTCCCGCGAATGAGTTGAGACATAATCAGATCCTCCCGGTCAGTGCAGAGCTAGGCGAATAGGGGACAACGCTGAGCCCCTCGCCTCCTGAGAGCCAGTTATGGAATGGGCCGGACTCTTCATGCCTCATTAGCATGGCCCGTGCGTACTCTTCATCCTGCGTGGTGTAAGCGTAGATGGCGTTGCTGTTCACGAATCTGCCAGCGAAGATACGAGCTGATCGGATGGTGATGTACTGCTGGGCTTGATGGGGCATGTCATCCCATGCGAGCAGTGTCACTAGCTCGGATACAACGAGGGACGATGTATCGGCAAACGTGAAGGTATGCTTATCCCTGTCGTAGATCCTGTTACCTCTGACTGTGTATTGACAGGCTGTGTACTGGCGAGGGTCAAACGTAGCCCTGAGCTGGTTGGATGGGAGTACAAACTGATTAGATGAATTGCGCGTAAGCGTTACGCCAACGTCAGTATTCCAGCTGAACCCTTCGGCCTGAACATCGCGTGATACCTCGGCCAGTGTGCGCCTGGCTACGGTACTCTCTGTAATCTCACTCGTTGCCGTGCTGCTGAATACGTCAATCGGCGCTTCACCTATCACCGACAAGAGAATGTTGACAGCTTCAAGCTCAGTCATGGGCGGGGAGATCGGTTCACCTATTCTGCGGCAGGGCAGAAAAAAGGGGAGCCCCCGCTCCCCCCGTCCAGCAATCTCTTCACCGGGAAGAGTCTACAGTGTATTGTAGATTTCGACCGTGGCCTCGGGACGAATGTAGCCAAAGCCCGCAATGAACTTCCCGACCATGAGGGTCGCTTGATACATCGCGTTGTAGTCGTTGCCGGTCATCGCCATAGACATACCTCTCAACTTAGCAACACCTACGGCACCACGCTGGAAGGCCAGCATCCGGGTTTGCGTCATGTCAACGGAACTCAACTGAGTTGTAGTACCGTTCCACACAAACCCTTGTTCCCCGGTTGGTGCAGTGACGTTACCTTGCGCAAGGTGGTTGCTTTTTAGAATTGTGAAGCCTGCCAACTTTGTGAGCTGAGCCTCACGGTACGAGCCCGGAGGGCCACCGTTCCCCTGGTTCCAGTCCTGGTTTACAGCACGATCCGATTGGATCAAGCTGTAATACATATCAGGGCGACAGACCAAATAGCGGTCGTTCGGGGGAACGTCTTTCTCGTCCATTGCCTGAGCTGCGGCGAACACAGCGGCAACGAGACTGTTAGACGTAGGAGAAGCGTTGTTGAGGTTGATCCTCGTTCCGGTGCGCGGCTGCTGATCAGGGCTCATGCCGGAGGGAAGGTTAGCGGCCAGATCGCTAACAGTCTGGCGGGCGGCAAGGGTAGTGACCCGTGCAACGCGCCGATCCCAAAGACGGGCAAGGGCCTCGCCAACTTCGACCGAATAGATTTGCCGAGAATCGTAATGATTCTTGGCGTCGTCAATGTCAGCGATAGTTACAGCAGAAAGGACGAGATCATCAACGTTGACGATGACTTCGTTTTGAGCCAGAAGACCCTGGCCACCAACCATGGTGCCAGGCGTGTGGTATCCGCCGGTAGCACGGCCAATGATGGGGAACTGTGCCGACTTGCCAGCGGTCAGCGTTTTTTTAAGGGTGAGGTTACGGAATACACAGGCACGCTTAAAAGCGGTGAGAACCTCCCCAGAAAACATCTTGAGGAAGAGAGCGTTTTGATCGTTGTACGTCGCTACGACGCCGTTAATAGAACCTAAACGCGAAGGCGTGATAGTCATGGCTAAACCCGGAGGGTTGAACGGTTTGCGGTGTCGCAGACCTCAGGGGTTGATCCCTGCTCAACTCGCATCCGGGTTGTCGCCGTAGCGGCCCTTCGCTTGTCGTTGGTTGTGCTGTGCCGATTATTGCACGGTGTCAAGCAACTGGCACAGCTTTCCCGAACTTCACTCGAACAGCGACGAGATGGCCAGCCGTTCGGTTACCTGCTGAATGTAGGCAGGGTCAGCGTCGGGGCCTGAATAACGAGGGTCGTTCATGGCGGTTGTCACTTCAACCTCAGAGGCAAACGGCCTGACGGAGGCTTGCGCTTGAGGCGATCCACCGAACAGCTTGGGCTCATAGCCATTGGCCACGATCCGGTCAAACTGCATGGCCTTGAGAGCCACCAATGCTTCAGCCTCATTGCCAGTCGCCAGAGCCTCATTGAACCGGGTAAGCCTCTCTTGCGGCAGGCTGCCCGATGCCCATGTGGCCAGCTTGCCGAACTCCTCCTCACCCCCGGCTTGGGCCAGGATCGAGTATCTGATCCGCTCCTGTTGCTCGATTGAGAGGGGTTGAGGCTGGCCAGGGGTAGCGGGAGGCACTGCCTCGGCGGGAGGGGCAGCAGGAGGGGCAGCCTCAGTAGGAGGGGCAGCCTCAGCGGGAGGCGCTGCCTCGGCGGGAGAGGCAGCGGGAGATGCGGCGGAAGGGGGATCGCTCGGTTGCGCCTCGGCGGGGGGAGTCTTGCCACCAGCCTTGAGGGCAGCCAGCTCAGCCCGCAATCGGCCCGCTTCACTCTCCAGCGATTGATAGGAGGCGGCCAACGCATCCTGAGAGGTGAACTTGCCCAGGATCAATGCCGGTGGTGTGCCGTATTGCTCGCTGATCAGCTCGGCCTTGGCCTGCTCAACACGTTGGGACTCGGTAACCCCATCGAACCCGATTGAATCCGATGTACTGCCGTTGTCATCAATGAAGATTTCAGGCATAGACCGCACCAGTGATGATGAAGAACCCGCCCGACCCATCGGGTACTCGCTTCACGGGTGCGCCGTTTTCAGGATCAACCTCGGGTAGATCCTCGGCGGCCTCCTGTTCCCCCGTGGTTGGCTTTGCATTGTGGAGCTGGCGTAGCAGTTGCATCCGTTCGTGGTCATCCGGGTGGCCTTCGTAGCCCTCCGGATGGGCGAGGTAGTCCGCTATCTGCTCAGTTGTCTCGGGCTCAGACTGGGATGACGTCTGATTGGCCTCCTGTGGGGCTGGATCGACCGGGCTGGGGTGCTGCTGCTGGCGGGGTGACATTGGCGCCTTGTTGGGCAAGCTGACCCGCCAACTGTAGCTGCCGTTCCTGATTCGTTCTAGCCTCCAGATCCTTGGTGGTAAGTAGAAGATCCTTTGTGGCAATACCCTCTGCTGCTGCTGCTCGGCGGAGACCTTCTATTGGGTTGGTGTACTTGGCCACCGCCTCAGGCCCGTAGGCTTGCTGTGCAAACGAGAAGAATGAAACAAGTCGCTGCTTATCACTACCTCTGCCAATGGCATCTGCACCAGCTGTAACCTGTGGCTCCACAAGTCCATCGGGTATCTCGATCAATTCACCCCCAACCTTCATCATGTGCATAATGCGGCGAATAAGGGGAAGTTGCAGTTCATCACTGAGCAGGGTGTAAACCCCACCGAAAGACTCCTCAAGCATGTTGACCATGATCTTTAACTCTTCCGCAGTCACCCGCTCAGCATCGCGCTGAATGGCCTGTGTCACAAGGAAGGCGAAGTTTAGGCGCCGCTCAATACTCTGCATCAGAGTGAGAGCAGTTTGATAGTCAGACTGCTTGCCAACAGTCAGCGCCTTAACGTCATTCTCATCACCCGGAACAAAGTCGAAGTTGTTTGCCCTGTTCAGAGCATCGGCCCTAGTAACTCCATTCGGGTTGACAAGAAAGATCGTCTTGGCTGATCCTAGGCCAGCCTGCGTGATTGCCTTGGAAAGTTCATTGTAAGAAGTGAGATCGCCTAGCAGCTCTTCAACAAGTCCCGTCCCGTAAAAGCTGCCTGAAACTTTGTTAAGGCGAAGGGGAATCCATGGCGACTTGTCGAGGGAGGAGAACCCGGAAGTCCCGGCGAGGTGCTGGCCATTGTATTCCTGGTTCCAGGTAACAGCTTTGTCGCTACCATCGGGGTCGTATTGAATGTGCGTGTATAAGTCGTGAGTCTCAGTTGACTCTTCACCGCTGCCGCCTTCTTTATTGGCGATACGTTGTGCAATTTTGGGCAGGTAGCGATGGCTCAGTCTTTCCTTAACGACAATCTCAGTAACATGGTCATCGGCATCGCGTTCACCAACGATTGACCTTAGCCCGTAAAACCTGATACCTGAATCCGTAGCATAGAGAAGTCCAGTGCCACCGCAGGCAAGGTGCTTCATTGCCTCAAATAGTGTGGCGCGAGCCTTGATCTTGAGAAACTTTCTCAGGATTGAAAGCTCGGTTGTAGCCAAGAAGCCATCTACCTGAGCAATGATGCCTTCGGAGTCTCCGCGCTCCTGTGCCTGCCGCTCAATCTCAGCTTCATCCATCGTCAAACGGAAGAAAGGTTGAGAGAACGGGAACAACGCATTAAGCAGCTTGGCTGATACGTTGCTCAGTCCGCGTGATCCGATGGACTGGTATAAATGGCGTGATGGTCGGGACTGATCAATTCGCGTCCGGTTCTCAACGTCAGTGGTAGGAATGAGCGTGGGGATGGTGAGCTTGGAACAGGCAACCGCCATGTCAAGGTAGGGGCTCCTGTCCCCCTCAAGCCTGGCCCAGGTAGCGGCTGCCGTCGTCATCCAATCGAAAGGATTACAGTCCCCCTAGAGTAACGCTTCCCTGGCCAACCCCTAACAATGAAGGGGCAATCATTCTGAGCTGACTAAGTGAGTTAGCCGCAGCATTGCGCCCGCCGTTTCTAAAGTCCCCCAGCCGTGGAGCGACTGCCGTTCTCTCTGGAGTTGGCAGGGTTGCAGTGGCCATGCGAAGTTGACTCTCATAAGATGAACGCATCGCATCCATCTGAATAGAACTCTTCATCATGTAGCTATCAAAGCTGGCCTGTTGATCTGCCAGCGACTTAGCTGCATCCTCCTTTGACTTAAGCAACAAGGCTTGCAGGCTGCTGATGGTCGCGACTATTTCGTTTGATGGCTGTGCATAACTCGCCCGAACCTGATCGGCGGCCTGCTGGTTGGCGGCCAGGGTGGCATCGAGCTGGGCCCGTGCCTCGCCCTGTGGCTGGGCCTGTGCCTCGGCTTGTGACTGGGCCTGAGGCTCTTGTGCCGTTGCCGCCCGTTTCCAGGCCAATACGGTGGTGTCGGGCAGCTTGCCCCATGACTCTTTCCCAACTCGGCCTTCGCCGCCGGGGATAGTCTTGAGCCCAACGACACTCCACCCTGTTGCGTCAGGGGCTTTCGGCCCGTAATAAGTGTCGCCATCCATGTACGGCGTGAATGAAGCTGCCATGGTGTTACTCCATCAATGAATGAAGAAAGCGGATAACAGAACGCTGCCCCGATCTGTACCGGATTTCATCAAGAGAATCCTTGAGATCGGGGGAGCGTTCGGGATACAGCCTATCAAGGGCTGCCAATGCTTCACGGGTGAAGCCGCGAGCAACGAGAGCCCTTAGGTCGGCGGGGTCGGGGGCTGCCACAGTTCGACTTGATGGGTGTGAAAATTGTACTCACCCGCCCTGAGTATGCGAACTAATCGCGCCTGCGTGAGGGCAAATTGCTCGGGTCTGTCCACTTTCCCTTTCTTCCTATAGACAGAAACAATCGCTTCCCAACATCCCACGGGGTCGCTAATGTCGAGCCCTGCGATGATTGGCTCTGCTGTTTTCTCGCCAACTGACGGGCAGCCAGGGATGCCGTCAGTGGAATCACCCGTAAGGATCTGGCTGTAGAAGAATCGTTGGGCTGCTTCATCGTCAACATAGGATAGGTCTTTATCGAGCCATACATGGTGGCCGGGGATCTGCTTAAGATCCTTGTCGCCTGAGGCTACAACGTAGCCATCGTCTTTGTAGAGGCCAGCAAAGATGCCGATAAGATCATCGGCTTCAATCTGATCCATCTGGAAGGCACTCTCACAATTCTGCATGATCTCCTGCAGTAGAGCCTTGTAGCCCATGGGCTTAACTCCTTTGCGGGCTGCCTTGTACGCGGGAAACAGGTCACGCCTGAATTGAGAACGCGATGTGAAACAGTGAATCGCATCTTCGACAGGGACGCCTGACCGTACCGATAGCTCGGCAACGTATTCCCAGTAGGCCGCACGGGCCTGAACTGCGTCAGTCCAGTTTACCCATACGTCATCATTAAGCTGGCATTCGGTTGAGGCTGATGCACACGCTCTGAATAAGAGCATGTCAGAATCGAGAAGGAGTTTCATTTGTCGAATTGATAGACGTAGTATGACAGGCTTCCAGCATCATCTAATCTGATGGAAACTTTGCCGTTTGGAGAGAGGGTAATCCCGTTGTTTTTTAGGATCCCCATAATTCTCTTTCGCTCCTGATCCCTGCCGTACTTGACAAGTTCTCCCTCTGCATTGAGAAAGGAATGGTCCAGCCATTGCCAAAGCAGGTAAATCAATCGACAAATAGTCGAGAGAGGAATAGGAGCGCAAACTGCTTCATGCTTGAGGCAGTCAATTCTGACCATACCCATGTAGCGAGGTCGCGCCTCACCCGGCTTGATGCGTCGAAAAAGTTTCATGTTGAAGGGGGAAGAGATGGGGGTAGGTCGTCGATGACATTTACATCAACGGGCACGACTTCGATGGAGTCATGTCGTACATGCCTTGCGTTATAGAACTTCATGGGAGGTATCTTTTTTTGTAAAGGTGAAACTCCCGTAGAAGATGCAGCGTCTCCCCTACGGGATCAATGCCGCTAAGCCTTAGCTCCCTGTTGCGGTAGCGCTGCATCTTCCAATCTGTAAACTCTAGCTCATCTACCTGAAACACAACCGTCAGGCTGCGGTTAAAGGGATCATGTTCGAGTGATACTCTCATGGCTTGAACCTCGGGTCATCAAATACAAGTTTGCGAAAGTCGGCTAAGTGAGCCTGGACAGCAGATAGGGCGCCAGCTGAGCCGCTGCCTTCCGTTGGCCTGAGTCCACATGCCCAGAGCTGATCCATCAGTGACTGGGCATCTGATGTATTTAGCTCAAGTTGTGGCTCCGCAATCTGATCAGGCTCTATTGCCTGAAACGAGATCGGAGCAGCTACGACAAGACTCTTGCCTTGAACCGCTGAGATAAGAACTTGAACATTTGGGCTCCATGGCCCCCTGGCAACCCTGATCAAGGGAATTAAGGCGTGATCATTCATGGCTTGAATCCTGTAGGGTTGGCGCGGCGGTTCCACCGCTTAAGAACATCACGGGCACGGTCAACATGATCGGCCCCCTTGTGATCTACGTCTGACTGCTTAGCCATACAGCCACGGCAGTAGACCATGACTTCATCCATCGGTTGATCATCAATGGGCGGGTGATCGTGAATGAGGGTGCTACCAATGCCCCCGCAGAAGGGGCAAGGCTTGACAGTGATCAAGTGTTTGTTACTCATGGGTGGTGATCTTTCGGAGGGTCATTAGGTGCGGACTTGAGGACTTCATTAGTAAACTCCAGTTGACGCAACAGTATCCGCCTGTAGCATTCTTTCCTACGCTTAAAGGAAGTCCAAGCCTCTTCCCTTGTTGGGTAAGCGTATCTCTTTGCGCCTGACGCGAGAACGAACCTACGCTTAGCATTCCAGCGGGTGCCAATCCATCCGCCTTTAGGTGTGACGGCTGTAACGGTGTATCGCTCAAGATGAAAATTGACTGTCAGAAATTCTTCACCTGAGTTCAAGGCTTTGTAACGATAAAGTGTCTGTCCCTTGTAAAAGGATTCTTCAGTCATCTTGAAAGAACCTCATAGAAACGGCAGGAGTCGAGATAATGCAAGACAGACATAGCCCCCTGTCTGCCTGTTGGTCGATTCTTTTTCAGCCAACACGTTGTCATGTTGGCTTCGATAGGATCTTCCGCTTTGGGGTTACGTTGCAGCATTACAACGTAATCAGGGATCTGCGCGAGGGACTGTGAGCCCCGCAGTTGATAGAGCTGCGGTTCCCCTCCTTCCTCGGCTGACACTTTCTCCTTATCCCGTGATAGGTGACACACTACAAACATGGTGAAGTTGTAGTGGACACAAAGGGACTTAAGTTCCTTGATGCACTTGTCGATTGCACGGCGTTGATCTGACTTGAGATCAATGCCATCGGCAAGAATGGAGAAGTGATCGAGAAAGATCACCTTACATTCCTCGCCTACAACGTAGTGCTTGACCGACGTTACAAACGAATCAAACGACTCGTCAATGTGTCGGTCGAGCAGGAACAGGTTGGGCGCGAAGTTGCTTAGAGCCTCACGAATCGGGCCGGGATCACGCATGGCCCGCTGCTCGGGAGTGTCACAGTGGAAGGCAGGGTTTAACCCCAGCTCCTCACTGAGCATCCTTTCCAGCGTGGTTTCGCATGACTCCTCCAGGGCAACGTAGGCAGTCTTGATGCCCCGCCTCGCAAAGTCGAGGGCCAGTGATCGAGTCACAGCAGACTTGCCGATGTTGGTGCCCCCAGCAACGAGCCACAGCTCACCCGGCTTGGCCCCCAACGTGTACTCATTCCATCCGATCCAGGGAAACTGAATCCCCCTGGCCCGGTTGGGGCTGACCAGGCGGCCATACAAGTCGGGAGCGTGGATAATCGCCTCGGGTCTGTGACGCTTGGCCGATAGCAAAGCATCGCGAATGGCCTTATTGTCACCAGCCTGCAACGCCTCATTAGCATCCTTGTACGCGAACGCCTGAACCGTTAAAGCCTTGCCCCCGATCACTTCAGCACAGGCGAGAGCCCATTTCCTGCCTGGCTCGTCCATGTCGAAGAACAGTATTACGGAATCGAACCTGCCGATCCATAACAGTTGTTCACTAATTGAACGCTTGGCGGATTGCACCCCATCAGGAATAGAGACAACGGTTACCGGCTCTTTCCCGAATGGAGAGAACTCAGCGAGAGTTTGGTAGACGCTCATGCAGTCGATCTCCCCCTCAGTGATGATCAGCCGCCCACTACTGCCAAGGTGTTGCCCCCACAGTTGGATCTTTTGACCCTGCACCCTGCCAAGCCAGGCAAATTGCTTGCCCTGCCGCCTGACGTGCTGAGCTGAGATCAGCCCATTGGCATCTCTGTAACAAGCAACCTGAGCAGGCTGCATCAAATAACGGGCAGCGATGTAATCGTAGACTCGGCATGTTTTCGCAGTGATACCCCTTGCCTCAAGGGCAGTGGGGTCACCCTTCAACAGTGACAGTTGGGCTGTTACTGCATCCTGCCGGGGGAGCTGAGCAAGGATTGATTCTTCCTTGTTCTCCGTCATGGGCCGTTCCCACGTTGAGCCGTCCCAGTTGTACCTGCCTTGGCAGACGAAACAGAAAATAGATCCATCTGGGTATTCGGTTGCACCATCCGTACTGTCGCAGTCTGGGCCTGGGCAGGGAATGTGGGTCGCTTTCCGCTGAGCCATTGTGCTAGAAGGTCAGAGGGGATAGGGATAGGGGACCATTGAATCCCGTGCTTGATGCACCACTGAGCGTATGTAGTCTTGCTCTTTTTGTTGAGCGTCATGTGCGGATTCTCAAGGGCAACGAGTATCCGAATGGTGGGGTTGGAGTGAATGACAGCGAGCAACTTCGCTCGGTCGGATGATGGCCACCATCCCTTGACTTCAATGTGACTGTCGCCAATAGTGAAGTCGGGAGTGTATCGCTTGGCCTGTGTGTAGGGCAGCTTTACAGCTTCATAAAGGGCGAGGAGCCCATGCTGAGCAAGTGCTTCCCCTACCGCTTTCTCTGCGCCAGAGCGATAAATGCCATTCCGCTTAGAACGGAACCTCATCGCCTCCCTCGCTGCTGTTGAGCATTGCACTCAGGGAATTAGGCTCAGCATCAGGAACCCAACCGCCCTCGACTGCATCCAGCTCAATCGTATCGACTTCCAGTTTGACTACCTGAAAGCCCAACAGTTGCAGTCCAACCCCTCTTTGGCCAGCTTTGTCGTAACCGTAAACGTCGTAAATTGCCTTGCCTAATGAGCCTGGACCGATGGTGGGAAGACCCTGCACAGGGCGGCCCATCGAATCGAATACAAGGGGTGCAGTGTTGCGTTCCTTTTTTCCTGTTGCCTTACGAAAGATGAAGCCAGACCGCTTTAACTTGAACAGGATCATGCCAGGCTCGGGAACTTTGGCTCCCGTCTCATCTTTCTTCATCGACGGTCCGAATGGAAAATTGAGGCCGGTGTTCTCCCTCGGGAACGAAGGATTAGCAGCTCTATAATTACGCAAGCAATCTTCAAGGTTTCCAATGATCCCTTGAGTATCAGCCTCTGGAAGAATAAAGCCACAGTTCCACTCCTCTTCTTGCTTGAGGTTGAGGGTGAGAGTGGTGATAGCACTCCACGCCAGCTTGCCAACGGGAGTAACGAATTTGTTTGCCATGGGAATGAATGAGAATGGT